CTATGCCCTATCTGGGCGCACGCCGTCATACCCAAGTCCGGGAATATGCAGCACATCTTCTGCCTGCAGGACAATATCGCCCTGCTGTTTCAGGTTTGGATTGGCTTCATCGTAGCGACTGTAGATGTAGACCAGACGATTTCGCTGGTCACGGTCTACTCTGACCTTATCCGGCATCAGCGGATACAGCCCCAATACATCTCCACGACCGTTTCGGATAATTTGTGCATAAGCATTGCCGTAAATCAGCAGATGTGACATTAAGGTTTCTCGGAAAACAAAAGAAGTCATTTCAGGATTTGGCTGGTCGTGGAGTAAAAAATAAAGCGGATGCTGTGGCACTCGCTCTTTTCCGCTATCGTTGTATTTGTACACATGAAGCGGCAGCTGTGCAATTGCTTCTGACAGAACCCGCACACAGGCATAGACCGCAATATGCTGCAAAGCTGTTCTATCGGTGACTCTTTTTCCTGCATTGCTTCTGCCGAAAAAATATGTGTATGACGGGCTGTCGTAGCTGTTGGTCGGCTTATCTCTGGACTTAAAGAGCCCGCTGAAAATTCCCATAAAAATCAATTCCTTTCAGAGGGTTGTTTTTTTGGTGTGGATGTGGTATACTTAAATATGAAATCGAGTAAATTTTTCGATTAAGTCATATAGCTTAGGAGTAAGATAAATGTGTTTTGAAGATGAATTCATGGATAAGCAGTCGGAAATTATTTCTTTGTACAAAGAAGCAGCAAGTGCTAAATCGGAACTACTATACGTATACATTTATAATGATGATTCCCAGTCTTTAATTGCAAGTGCATACCGTGTTGATGAAAAAGTAGTTGGCAATGTAAAAGCGGGTGTATCCGACGAAATCGATAATAAGATCTATAATATTATAACAGAAGAAATAATGCCGGAATTGAATGAAATTTGCCAAAGATACAATAGAGAGATACCTGTTGTATTTAAATATACATACAACTTAAAAACAGGTTCTTTTGATTCTGAGTATTTGTATGCTAAAGATGTTGCTGAGGATTATGAATGTGGTACTGAAGCTTTGAAATGGATTAAATCGAGATAATTAAAACACCAGCATCTCCCTCATATCATAAACCGACTCATCAGACACACATCCACAGCGAATTGCACGGTCAAGAGCCATGATCATGGCAACCGCACCGTCAATTTTCTCTGTGGATTTTTCTTTGTCCGGCTTGATGTTTCCGGCAGGGTCACGCCTGATGAAAATGTTATCCATCATCCACCGAAGAACCGGGTGACCATTGTGGGAAAGGGTCTGTTCCAGAGTCAGTTTCATCAGTTCCTTGGTCGGTGGACTCATGTCTTTATATCCTTGTCCAAATTGTACCATTGTAAAACCCAGTCCCTCAAGGTTCTGCGACATCTGCACCGCACCCCAACGGTCAAATGCTATCTCTTTGATATGAAATTTCTGTCCCAGCTCATCGATGAAGTTTTCGATAAAACCATAGTGAACCACATTTCCCTCAGTTGTTTTCAGATAGCCTTGCCGTTCCCATATATCATATGGAACATGGTCACGTCTTACTCTAAGGGGCAAAGTTTCCTCCGGCAGCCAGAAGTAGGGCAAAACATAATAATGTTCATCATCTTCAGTAGGTGGAAAGACAAGTACAAAAGCTGTAATATCTGTTGTACTGGAAAGGTCAAGCCCACCGTAGCAGATACGACCTGCAAGCATCTCTTCATCAAAAGCGACCTTGCATTTGTCCCATTTCTCCATCGGCATCCAACGCACTGCCTGTTTTACCCACTGATTCAAACGCAGTTGCCGAAAGGCGTTCTCTTCGCCGGGAGTCTCCTTTGCAGAATTACACGCAGCCACCACCTTATCCATTCCGATGGTCTTATCCAGACTTGGATTTGCTTTTTTCCACACCTTTGGATCTGTCCAGTCTTCCGATTCATCTGCACCATAGATAACCGGATAGAAAGTCGGATCATGCTTTCTGCCTTCCAGAATGTCCTTTGCCTTTTGGTGAACTTCATAGCAAATGCTGTTGGTGTCTGTTCCGGCTGTGGTGATGAGAAAATACAAAGGCTGCATTCTGGCATCGCCGGAACCTTTCGTCATAACGTCAAACAGCTTCCGGTTGGGCTGGTCGTACCCAACTAAGGGAACCACATTGTTTATAATTTATTTACATTCAAAAATTAAGACAAACAGACAGGCTTAAAATTTGCAAGAAAATCGAATAGACAAACGAGAAGCGTTCTTCATATATCAGTGAGGAACGCTTTTTCTATTTATTCGGAGGTTTTATCATGGCAAAGGAATCAAATTCATCGGTTGTGAGAGTGCATAAGAATACTGACTTCACAATCATGAGCAATCATCATTTGAGAAATCAGAAACTCACCCTGAAAGCGGTCGGGCTGATGTCAAAAATACTGGGACTGCCTGACGGCTGGAATTATTCCGTTGCAGGACTGGTGAAGATTTGCAGAGAAGGTGAAACAGCCGTCAGGGCTGCCCTGCATGAATTGATTGACGAACAATACGTTTATGTCGAGAAACTTCCTCCCAACTATACCAAAAGCGGAAGATTTGAATACGTCTATCACATCTATGAAATTCCATACGAGAATATGCCTGATGGTCTGGAATGCCCTGAACTGTTTCTCAAAAAACAATCTGAAACAAATCAAAATGCAGATTCTCCAGATACAGAAAAACAAGATGCAGAAAACCTACATCTTGAAATTCAAAGTATAGAAAACCAGGGACAATTAAATACTTACATATCAAGTACGAAAGAATCAAATATGAAAGAATTAAATGGAACGGCTTCTGCTCCGCCGAAGAAAAAGGCGGATAAGAGGAAATATGCTGAAGCTGTCACTATGACGGAAGAAGAATATCAGAAGCTGATGACACAGCATTCCAGGGTATTCGTGGATAAGTGCATTGAGATTCTCAACAACTACAAGCTTTCCAGCGGAAAACGATACAAGTCAGATTATCACACCATTCTGAATTGGGTGATCGAAAGAGTTTCCAAAGACTATCCTCAGCTGGACAAACCGCCTGCACAAAGTTCGGCTTACGATGTCAACGTCAATCCATTTGACCAGTTTGTGAGGTGAGAAAATGTTTATCAATACGGAATTACTGGAGTTTATCCGCCTGAAAAATCCGCTTTCCTCGGTGGTGGAAAAATACGAAGTGATCGAGAAAGACTGCTGTAAATGCCCATTCTGCCACAGCAAGACCAATTCCCTGAATCTCTTTCACGACGAGATCTACACCTGTTTTCACTGTGGTGAAAGCAGTGATGTATTTGGATTTGTCAGCAAAATTGAAAATCTTTCGTTTGCAGAAACGGTTCGGAAAATGGCGAAAGCATCGGGAATTTATACACTGGAAGAACTGAAACAGAAGAATATTTTCCGCTTCTGGGATAGATTTTTGATTTTGTGTGAGCATTATCACATTGCAGCGGACAGCGTATTGCGTGAATATTCGTCTGAACTGACAAAGGAATATCTTTTCGGTCTGAAATACAGCAAAGAGGAGCCGGATACTGTTCCGCTGGAAAACATCATGCAGATGAAATACGGCATATCGAAAGAATTTTGGAACGCTGCTCCTGAGCATATCATGGAATATCTGACAGTAGAAAGGAAACACAATGCATGATACACTGAAAAGCATTTTTCAGACACTCTTTGAAAATGCAGAAGAAAACTTCATCAAGAACAAAAACGCAGAGGACTATCTCGCTGAGGACGGTTTGTGGCACTGCGGAAAATGCGGTACAGCAAAGCAGTTCCGATTGCCTGAGCGGTTTTTGAAAATGGGCATGCCTGAGATTGTCGGCTGCTGCTGTGCCTGCCAGTCTGCAAAGGAAAAACGGGAAAATGCGAAACAACAGCTTGCATCTGTCATCAGGGAGAATAAAGAAAATGCTGATATTCCCGAACATTATCTGTCAGCTGATATGGCAATGGTGGAATCTTCTGAAGCAAAAAGAATCGGCAGAAACTATATCAAAAACTTCGAGAAACTGGGCAGAATAGGGCTTCTCCTCTATGGTGATGTGGGAACTGGCAAAACATTTCTGGCAGCCTGTATTGCAAACGCTCTGCTGAATCAGGGCGTAAGCGTAAAATGGCTGACCTCTATGCAGATCGTAGAACGCAGCTGTTTTTACAGCAAATCAGAATATGCCGAATATATCCGAAGCATTACCGCTCCCGACTTGCTGATCATTGATGATCTGGGCACAGAACGTGGCACAGATTTTGCACTGGAACGTGTTCACAGCCTTGTGGATACTCGTATCTCAGCCAATAAACCGATGATCGTAACCACCAATATCGACATTACAGATATGGGCAATTATGCTGATCTGAAAAAGAAACGCACATTTGACCGTATTCTCCCTGCAACATTTGCCTTTGCCATGAAAGGAACTTCCTATCGTATGAAACAGGCACAGAAAAGCTATGAAACACTCAAAGATCTGCTCTTGAGTGAAGAAACAATTGGAAAGGACAGAAACACAAATGAGAATGATCAAAACTTATGAGGGCATGACAATGAACTGCGATGTGATTGCAACAATTCAGTCGGTTTTCATGAATATCGCTACCGGCAGCATCAGCGAAATGGTCGATGACAGCTTTGACCCGGATACCCTGGAATTTGCTGTGACTGCATTTACTACACTTGGAGATGAGATAGTCCTTGCAGTTTATGCGACCGAAGAAGAACGTGACTATGCCAGATACAAGCTGGAAAACTGGCTTGTTTACGATGTTGGCAGCTATTACACCATGACAGAAAGAAAATAACGGAGGGTTTAACCATGGGAAAAATGATCGTAACAGAGTACGGCAGACCGATTATGATGCAAAAGGTCAAGGAATTTACACAGAGAACCATGTTTCTTGCAGACGAAAGAGTGATCCCCTATGCAGTGTTCGCACTGCTTGACAGCGGCGAACTGGTGAACATCAGCAATTTTGATGACATGGATACCGCTGAGATTGCTCAGATTATTCTGGATATTTTCACAGAGGACAAAAAAGCGGTATTCGATGTAAACTTGGAAGTGTTCGGAATCAAAAAGTTCCTTGAAATGCTTCGCTATGTATCAGCAGACAGTGAAACACTCTATCACACTTTGGTAAGTGATCTGAAAAGGCAGCTGAAAAGCGGTGAACTGGATGTCAGCTTTACTTGACGGCTACATACAGCTTGCCCATGCTATTGTCATTGTGGCAGCAGAAAGTTACAAATACACACTCTTAGCTGTCAGACATCATACCAAAAGCGATTCTATGTACCGGAGAAAAGAAGAATTGGAAAACTTTTTTCTGTCGGATTGGTTCGGGCTGTTGTCCGGACTGGACGGAAGATATTTCATGAAGAAAATGCAGGAGGTCTACTATTTTGACAGGTAAAGAGTTTTTGTGGCAGTATATTATGATTGACCGACAGATCAGAAGTGTGAAGCTGCAGTTGGATAGTATGGTAGAAGTTGCAAAGTTCAATGCTCTCAGTGATTACTTTCAGCACGATATTGATGCGTTATCTGATAAACTGAAATGCCTGATTGCAAGATCAGCTATCATCAAGGAAAATATTCTTGATGCAATACAGATGATTGATAATAATGAGTGCAGAGAAATTCTGGTGAAAAGATATCTTGACCAAAAATCTGTTGCACAAATTTCAAGAGAGATGTTTATGACAAGACAGGGGGTGTATTATCACCTTGGTGTTGGCGAAAAAGCCATTTCGTCGTTGATATAAAAAGGTGACCGATTTGTACAATGGAGTTACAAATCGGTCATTTTTCT